TTTGTTAGGTGTGAGTACAGTAGCAGACCAATATAGTTTTGGCGGTGGAGTTCTTTATGGTTACACCGACTTTCCAAGTGCTATTACTGGAACATTAACCAGCCCGACTGGTGCTGGTTGGACAGGAGAAACGTTCCTGGGTGAGATTCTTACAATGATTACTCAACTGTACGCAAAAAATCACTATGGTCCTTATATGCTGTACATTGCTCCTAATTGGGACAGATACTTAGACGATGATTTCAAAGCCGCTTCTGATAAGTCACTTCGTAATCGTACGAAAGAGGTTAGTGCTATTCAGGATGTTAAGACTTTGGATTACTTGAGCAACTATGATGTCGTTTTGGTGCAAATGACTTCTGATGTTGTTCGTGAGGTAATAGGTATGGACATTACAACTGTTGAGTGGGATACGATTGGTGGACTGCAAAAGAACTTTAAGATTATGGCAATACTTGTTCCACAGCTTCGGGCAGACCAAGACAATCAAAGTGGTATTAATTATGCTGTCTGTGCTTAAGGATTTCTAAGAGTATAAGATTATGGTTCGTGTTTAGTAGTACTTAAGAGTATGTATGATTTTGGAAAGGATAAAGGAAATGAAAATGTTATTTAAGCTGAAGAAAAGGTGTGGAGACCACTATCAAGGTGGTAAAAGGTATAAGGCTGAGGAGACAATAGAGTCTTCTCTTGACCTTTGTGCCTTATTTCCTGTAAAGTTTGAAAGGCAGCATGAAGCAGAGCAAAAAGCAGGAGATGCTGTGATTACTAAACCTAATATCCCTCCTCCTGTTGTAAAGGATATTAAACCTTTATCGACATATGGTAAAGAAGTAACCTCAGAATTTCCAACCGCAGAAGATGTAAAAGTTAGGGTCTTTGAAAAGGCAAAATGGTTTACAGTGATAGATGAAGAAGATAGTGAAGTTCTTAATGAGAAAAAACTTCGTAGGAAGGACGTAACACCTTTTCTTGAGCAATACTTGGACGCAGACTAAAGCATAGATGAGGAGTAGAAATGCCAAGGTGGGTTCCAGAAAAGACATGGAATGGTCAGGATGTCTTTATAATAGGTCGTGGAAATTCGTTAGAACATTTTGATTGGAAACTACTTGAAAAAGAAAATACCATAGGATGTAACGATGCTTTCAAACATGGCGAACTTATTTGTAAGATTTGCGTGTTTGGTGATATCAAGTGGTTTCAAACCTTTGAACGAGATTTAGCTCTTTACAAAGGAGCGGTTTTTACAAATGTATCAAAATTACAAAAGACGAGACTACCCTGGCTTTGGACTATGACTCGAAAAGGTTTTGGTCTTTACGAAGATGCTCTTGGTTGGAATGGTAGTACAGGAGCAGTAGCCATAAATCTTGCCTTATTGCTTGGAGCCAAGCAGATTTTCCTTTTAGGTTTTGATATGCACCTTTCGAATGATAAAAAATCTAATTGGCATCAGAATCAACTTGATAAGCCTAATAAAGATATATATTCCAAGTTTTTGAAAGGGTTTAGAAAATTGGTGGGCGATTTGAAAGTAAAATTTCCAAATGTGGATGTAATCAATGTTACGAATGGTAGCTCTTTGGATGTATTTCCAAAAATAGGTGTAGATGAATTTTGGAAGGAAAGGAGAGTATGATGTCGAGTAAAATTCAAGTCTTTGTTGTGTCTTTAATTGTTTTTGGTTTAGCTGTTTTCCTTGGCTGTGCTTCAATTCAAGATGCAATAACACCTTGCTATATTTCTCCCACGTCTCTTAAATATGCAAGAGCCGAACCCACAACCTTTTTACCATTTACCACGCTATGGGATGCAAAGAGAGTAAATGCGAAAATGGATTATATACATCTTTCTAATCAAACAGTGGATGAACTACAATATAAATTCTTAAAGGGTTTGGGTATAGTTCATATGGCAGCAGCACAAGAGTTTCAATCGACGATTTTTTCACCTACTGGTCCTATAGGACTTTTGTTTCCGGCATTGGCTGGAGGTAGTTTGGGGACTTTTTTGTTGTCTAAACCATCTGATAAGAAAAAGATTGCTGAATTAGAAAAGGAGGTAGTAAAAAATGGTGGTAATGCTTAATTTGATATTTCTACTGGTAGGTATAGTAGGTTTGTGTACAACAAGTGTCTTGGCATATCTTGATAAATCAACCTTGTCACAACGAGCCCAAGCCTTATGTCCTCGTTGGTTAGATTGGATTATAGGTGTTGGTGGTGTAGGTATATTATGTTTTATACAATCCTATATTTGTTTGAATATATGGTTGTTTGGATATTGGTGTTGTTTTTGGGGCCATATTTGGATAGCAAATAGAGAAAGATATAAAAATGGCAGTGAGAACGACTGATGATTTGGTTGAAGGAATAATAGATGTAGACTCCACAATACCTCTTACACCTTTTATTTCTGTGGCTAATGCTTTGGTAACAGAGTGTTGTACGGGATTAGACACTGAATATGCGGATGCTTATCTTATTGAAATAGAAACTTGGTTGGCTGCTCATTTCTATACCGTTCGGGATATGAGAGCGGAGAGTGAAAAAGCAGGTTCGGTTAGTGAGAAATTTCAAAGTAAAGTAGACGTAGGTTTTTCTACCTCACATTATGGACAGATGGCTATGCGATTGGATTACCAAGGTGGATTGGCAAGGTTGGACAATAAGGCGAAAAAAGGAGGTAAAATCTCGAGTATATCTTGGGTAGGGAAAGAGAAAGACGAAGCAGGAACTACTTTGGCAGACTAAAAACAATAGAAGGGATTTATTATGGCTTTAACAGATGGTGATAAAGCAGAATGCAAAGAAATTGCGAGGGAGATAATTAAAGAGGTTTTAATTTGGCATGTAGAAAGCTGCCCTCATGGTAAAACCATATTAGCCAGTAAGATGTTTTTGACAGGAATGTGTGTAGGCAGCGGTTTTGCTGGAGGTGGTTTGGCATTAGGGTTGGCAAAACTTTTGATGGTATAAAATGCGAATATTGACGAAAATGCTTAAACAGACGGCTGTGTATTGGGAATTATCTTCTTTGGAATTCGATAATTATGGCCAGCCAATTCCATCCTCTCCTGTTGAGATAGATTGTCGGTGGGAAGATGTAGGTGAAGAGTTTATAGATAAGGATGGAACGACACAATTATCCAGAGCGAAGGTTTATGTAGATAGAGATGTGGAAATTGGAGGTGTTTTGATGTTAGGAGAATTGGGCAGCACCATTGATGAAGATAATCCTAAGGAGAATAGTGGAGCGTGGGAAATTAGACGTTTTGAGAAATTACCTACACTTAAAGCAACAGAATTTTTAAGGTCGGTTTATCTCTAATGGCAAATATGATAAAAATAACCGGTATGTCTAAGGTACTTTCGAATTTGAAGAGGTCTAAATCTGTTACTGCTGCTGGGGTAGAACGAGGATTTAAACGGGCTGGATTATTTTTACAACGGGAGAGCCAAAAGATTGTTCCTGTAGATACAAGTAATCTAAAAGGAGGTGCTTTTACTCGTAACATAGGTGGGAGTGGATTTGATGCTGATGTGGTGGTGGGTTATGTAGCTGATTATGCTGTATATGTTCACGAAGATTTACAAGCTAAACATAAATCAGGAAAACAAGCCAAGTTTTTGGAGCAACCTGCTCGTGAAAAGAAAGGTGAGATAGTTAGGATAATAAAGCAGGAGGCACGAAGATAAATGATATATGATTTAACAGACTGCTGGGGTCAGTGGAAGATGAATGATAATCTTCCCACTGCTGTTGTTCTTGATAGCAGTGGCAATGCAAGGCATGGTGTACTTCACGACCCAAATGAGGTCCCCGGAAAATATACTCTTGACCATCACGAAACTGGTAAGATAAATGGAGCATTAACTTTTGATGGTGTTGATGATTATATTACTGTTCCAGACCTTGTTACAGTAAATCTTGGCATTTCGGTCTTCGGGTGGATTTTCATACTCGACAAGACGGCAGACCATGCGTTGGCTGGAGCTGCATTAGAATATCAGTTGTGGTTCGATGAGAACGGAGCCAGCGATAGATTTGCAATCGCTGTTTATGACGCTGGCTGGCAGGTAAAATATGGAGCGACTAATCCAGCGGTGGGTTATCATTTTATTGGATTCACTTTTGACGGAAGTATAACAAAGCTGTATGTTGATGGTTCGCAGGATGCTGCTCAGCTTGTTGAAGGCATTGCAGCAAATAATGTCGCTGATATGTTCATTGGTGCCGGTAGCGCAAGTAATAGTAAACTTTGTTATCCAGAAATTGACTGTGTGACAATTTTTGATTATGCACTTGAACCTGAAGAGGTTGCCTTCCTTTGGAACTATGGTAATGGAACGGAAGAGTTAAAAGGCGGGTTTGCATTTCCATTAGTTGGTGGAGCACGTACTGGTGGCGGATTAGTGGGTAGAGGGTTGGCATAATGAGAATTTGTATAAAACGTAAATTTATTCGGCTTTTGACGGAAGGTGATACAGATGTATTGCAAATTCAGTTTCAGCCATTTGATTATCCAGACCATTTGCAGACTTTGCAATTTGCTTTGCCAATTACAAAGGCCGAGATAGTAAACGCCATTAAGAGTAGATGTACGCAAATAGAAGCCAAACTACAAAGAGAGGTGGATGTAAAAGACAATATCAGTAATCTTCTCATGGCTTTTCCAATAACTTTTGATACGGATAAGATATAATGGGTCCATATTTAGGTGATTTTGTTGAGGATTCAACGCATTACTTTCTCTGGGATACTAACGATAGAGATGGCGGAAGTATTGCTCGTGCTATTGATGGATTTGTCCGTGTGTATAAAGAGGACGATTTGACGCAGAGTGCTGAGGGAATAACAGATGACGAGAACTGGGACGGCAAGACAGGAGTTCACTATTGCAAGATTGATACAAGTGCGCATGCTTTTTATGAAACAGGGCATGATTATTCTGTAGTTGCATACGGGATGACTATCGACGGCGAAACTGTCAATGCTGTTATTGCTACGTTTTCGATTGAAAACAGATTCATGGTAGGTACGAATGGGGCTAATACGACTGTGCCGGATGCTGCAGGTATAGCACCGACAGCAGTAGAGATACAAACAGAAATGGAGGCGAATGGTGCGAGTCTTCTTGATACTATTCGGGATGAACTTGCAAATGGAGCGGATGGTCTTAGTGCATTAAAAGCATTGATAGACACTGCACAAGCAGACCTTAATATTATAACAGGTGCAGATGGCACAACTTTAGCTTCGGTACAAGGTAACTATGCTCCAAATATAGTAGTTCCAGATATAGCTGGAACAGCTCCTACTGCCAATGAAGTAAGAGACGCTATTGTTGACGATGCTACACGAATAGACGCTTCACAGCTTAACACTCATTCTGCAATAACAGCAGCAGGTATTGTAGATGAATTTGAAACTCAGTCACAAATCGACCCGACCGGATTTCATGTTAATGTTAAAGAAGTAAACGGCACAGCACAAACAGCTAATGACAACGGAGCAGATATAAATTCCATTCTTCAGGATACCGAAACTACAATTCCCGCGACAATAATCACTGCACAAACAGACCTTGATACTATTACAGGTGCAAGTGGTGTTCTTATAGATACCAATGCTGTTGACGCTGATGCTGTTAAGGCTGATGCGGTAACAAAAATACAAAGTGGTCTTGCTACGGCAATAAATATTACTAATGCTCATACTATAACTGATGCTTTAGTAAATGATGTTCCGACTGTGGCAGAATTTAATGCAAGAACGCTTGTGTCAGCAGAGTATGTGGTGGTTGGCGATACAATAGCAGGTGTTACTACGGTTGGGACTCTAACAGGTCATACGGCGCAGACGGGTGATAGTTTTGCTCGGTTGGGCGCTCCTGCTGGGGCAAGTATAGCTGCCGATTTAGTAACTATTGATAATTTTGTTGATGACGTTGAAGGCCATTTGATAGATATAAAAGGGACTGGCTTTGCAAAGGACACTCATAGTATGCCTCAATGCTTAACCGCAACGGGTTTTAATACGACCACACCTCCAACAGTTGGGGCTATTGCGAATGCGGTGCTGCAAGAAAGTATTGACGACCATAAGGCAACTGCAAATTCATTGGCAGAGCATATTGATGAAATACAGGTTGATACGGATGAGCTGCAAAATGATGATATACCTGGAGCGATATCAGGATTGAATAATTTATCTTCTGCTGGAGCGAATGCTGCTTGTGATACTGCACTCACAGATTATGACCCACCAACAAGGATGGAAGCCACAGCAGATAAAGATGCTATTATAGCTGAAATAGATGCTAATGAGATAAAGATAGATACAGTTCAAGGTGATGTTACAAGTATTAAATCAATTACGAACTTGTTAGATACGATGATTGATGAAGATTCTGGTGCTAATAGATTTAGTATAGAAGCATTAGAGAATGCCCCCACGGCAGAAATGTCAGAAATAGAATTACATTCCGCGTTGGATGGTTATACAAACAAAGACGATTGGAAAGCAAATGTAACGAATTTGGACCAAGCCATATCAACAACAGAAGCTAATATCATAGTTGAGATAGATGCTAATGAAGATAAGATAGATGCTTTACATGATTTTGACCCTGCAAATGATACCGTATCTAAGGTTACCACGGTGGATACTACCACGGCAGTTACAAATGATGTTGGAATAACACAGGCAGGGGCAGATAAAGTTTGGGGAACTGCTGCAAGGACACTAACATCATTAGGAGCATCTCTTGTGGCTGAAATATGGGATGATTTAACAAGCGGTATGACACAGGTTGGAAGTATAGGTAAGAAAATAGCTGATTGGGTGGTTGGTCAGATTACAGGAATAGATGATATAGATTTTTCAGATACACAGAAAACAAGTCTTAATGATGCCACACCTGACTTGACTGCCATCACAGGAGATAAGAATAGTTACAAAGCAATAGGGTTTTCAACCCATAATGCAGCAGATGTTAAAACTGCAATAGAAGTAGATGGTTCTAAATTAGACCATCTATGGGAAACGACTGAAGAAGATGGAGGTGTGAGACGTTTTACTGAAAATGCTTTGGAAGAAGCCCCTACTGCAGAAATGGATGCCACGGAGCTTGCTGCGGCGATGAAAGCAATAACAGGAATTACAGAAGGTGGAACTTGGACGTGGGAAAAGGTTATGAGGATAATGATTGCCTTTACAGCAGGTAATTGGAGAGTAAAGTCTTCTGATTCTACCAAGCAGGAATTGATGGATGCTGAGGATGGAACAACGATTATTTTAGAGCAATCTATAACTCGTTCTCCATCGGCTGGTAATAAATATAGAGATATTTCGGTGAAAATTTGATGACTTATAATCTTATATCTAAAACAATACCGGCAGTAACTGGAGGTCTTTTTGATTTTGAAAGAGTCCTTACAGCAGCAGAAGATTCGGCTTTGGGTCGTTCGGTAATATCGATATTGGCTGCTAATATTATAAACACCTTATCCCTTATGACAAATCCAAGCGAAGGGGACGATTGGCCTTTATATATTTCAAGTATGCCAGATGGAGATACAGTGGAAACGAATTGTGGTGCTATTTATGATACCTATGGGGTATTAGATGGAAAATTATCAAGTGGAGAAGTTGTACAGCACTTTGGGATACAATTAAGAATTCGTTCAGATGATTACGAAACAGGTTATTCCAAAATAGAGGAGATAGCTTTGGCTTTGGATGATGTTTGTTGGAATACCATAGAGGTAAGTGGAGACAGTTATTTACTACAAAATATAAGTCGAGCGTCTCCTGTGGTTCCTTTAGGTTCTGAAAGAGGAGCACAAAGAAGATTTTTGTTTACGGTAAATTTTTTGGTATCATTAAAAAAGATATAAAGGAGATATTTTGGGATATTCAATATCATCTATTGTAGCTACTTATATTATAGATACTTTATCCCTTATGACCTCGCCATCGGATACCGATGATTGGCCTTTATATATTTCAAGTATGCCAGATGGAGATGCAGTGGAAACGAATTGTGGTGCTGCTTATGATATGGCTGGAAAATTAGATGGAAAATTATCAAGTGGAGAAGTTGTACAACATCCAGGATTTAGTTTGACGATTCGTTCAGATGATTACGAAACAGGTTATTCTAAGATAGAGGAGATAGCTTTGGCATTGGATGATATGGATAAGGTCAGTGTAAATATGGATGGAACTACTTATCAAATACAGAATATGAGTAGGCATACTACCATATCTCCTTTAGATACGCAAAAAGGAACCAAAAGAAGATTTTTGTTTGTAGTAAGTTTTTTAGTTACGGTAAAAGAACTATAATTAGGTAAATTTTAATTTTGAAAGGAGTTTGCAATGGGTAATATGAATGATGGCTTCCCAACCAAAATTACGTTTTCAGGAGCGGGTAGTCAAGTAGATGTTTATTTGTATGAAAAGGAGGTTGTTCCTCCTGGGTTTTCGGGTGGAGGTGCTATTGATACAACCACTATGCGGAATTCAACCTATCGTACCAATCTTCCTAAAGCCTTAATTGGTATGAGTCCATGTTCGTTTATGGGTGCATACGACCCTGATTTATACACCGAGATATTAACGGCAATAAATGTAAATCAGGAAATAGTAATTACCTTCCCGGATGATAGCACTTTGACATTCTGGGGATGGGTTGATGAGTTTACTCCAGCAGCTCTTGTAGAAGGAGAGCAACCTACTGCGAGTATAACTATTATACCATCCAATTGGGACGGTAGTGCTGAAATAGCTCCGGTTATGGGCCCATAGATTTGTTTTTAGTAGTGGGTGTGTACTTTTAGTGGGCGAAGCATATTTGTCGTAAGAGACGAAGCGAGAGGTGTGTTTTTGGTGTGCTTGAAAGTGTTTGATAACAGTTATATTTTGGAAAGGATAGTAAAATGGGTAAAGAACTAAGGTTTAGCATAGTATTGAAAGAACTTCCTGTGTTCTTGACGGGAAAGGATGGAATCGAGAAGAAGTTTACATTGAGAGAATTGACCGGCACTCAGCGTGCAATTTACAATGAGAGCTTTGATGTTAAAATCGAGATGGACGAAACAGGTAAGGCAAAAGCCGTGGCTGGAGAAGGTTTCAAATCCTTCTCAGCTAAACAATTTTTAGCCTTGTGTTTGTATGATGAAGGTAATTTTCTTGTTGATGAAGAAATTATAGGAACCTATCCCAGCACAATACTTGCTAAATTGCACGAAGCAGCATTAGAAATTAGTGGTTTAGATAGGGAGTCCCTTGAAACAGCAAAAAACGGATTATCGGGGAGCGGTTCCAGTGGTATCGAATAGCTTCTCATTTGAAGATGTCCGTGCAAAGGGCTCGATTTGAAATTACTTCTACGGAATTTGTAGATTGGGTTACTTATTTAGATGACGAAGAAGTAAATGGATTTCATAAAGAGGATTATTATTTTGCCAGTATTGCTGCTGAGATAAGGCGGTCTTATGTTAAGAACCCTACAAAGGTTAAAATAGAATCTTTTTTGATAAAAAATTTAGTAAAATTTAAGAAAAAAGGTGAAAAGGAAAGCCCAAAGATGACAAAAGAGGAAAGAACAAAAAAGGCTAAATCATTTTGGGGTTCTTTTTTGAAGTTACCTGTGAGGAAGAAATAAAATGGCAGCTACTTTGGATTTGGGAAATCTACTTGTCCACCTGCGGATGAATGCTACTCAATATATGGCAATGATGGCAAAAGTTGAAGCTCGAATGAGGATGGCTTCTCAAAGGATGATAAGTATTGGTAGAAGCATGTCAATGTACGTAACCGCTCCTTTGGTTCTTATGGGGGGAGCTTCTGTTAAGGCTTTTGCTTCTTTTGATGATGCAATGACTAAATCATTAGCAATAATGTCAGGAATTACTCCTCGATTAAGAAAGGAGATGGAAAGTTTAGCTTTGGAAATTTCGAATAGGGGAGTAACTTCCGCAACAGATTTGGCAAAGAGTTATTTTTATCTTGCGTCTGCTGGACTTGATGCTGAACAATCCATGGCTTCTTTAGCAGCAGTGGAACGATTTGCCGTTGCAGGAGCCTTTGATATGGCATTGGCAACAGATTTGGCAACAGACGCTCAAAGCGCCTTAGGATTAACGGTTAAAGATGCTCAGCAAAATTTGGTAAATATGACAAGGATAACTGATGTTTTGACAGGAGCAAATACCCTTGCCAATGCTTCCACTCAACAGTTTTCAGAGGCCTTAACTTCACAAGCTGGACCTGCAATGAAGGCTTATGGTATAGAATTGGAAGAGGGTGTTGCGGTGTTAGCTGCCTATGCTGACCAAGGTATTAAGGCACAGGTTGCTGGTAATATGTTGAGTAGGATGATGCGTTTAATGACGAAGGGGTTTTTGGATAATAGAAAGGTATGGGAGCATTTTAATATAAATATATTTAATGCGACTGGAGAATTGAAACCTCTTTATACCATTATAGGAGATTTGACGGGTGTTTTGAATAGCATGTCAACTGAACAGAGAATAGCTACTCTTGGAATGCTCGGTTTTCAAGCTCGTTCTCAACAAGCCATTCTTCCTTTATTAGGTCTTGAAAAGAGAATAAAAGCATATAACGACGCTCTCTTAAAAATGGGTGGTATTACTGAGAAGGTGTATAGAGAACAATTAAAATCTTTTGCAAGTCAAATGAAAATTTTGTGGAATAACATTAAAAATGCTGGGATTGGAATAGGTAAAATTTTAGCTCCGGCAATTTTATCATTAAATGAAAAAATTAAAGATTTGGTGAGGTGGTGGAAAGACCTTTCTATAAAAACCAAAGAGTTGATTGTGGTATTTATATTACTTGCTGCCTCGATAGGTCCGGTTTTGATTGCCCTTGGTTCGTTACTTAAGGTATTATTGTTTATTAAAATAGCTACTCTTGCAGGAGCCGCTTCGGTGACTATCCTTACAGGTTCAATTCTTGCCTTATATACGGCAATTGGAAGTTTTGCTATAGGAACATATCTTAATAATGAATTCAAAGGGGTAGCCAAAACCGGCAATTGGATGGTAATATCTTTATTGAAGGGTTGGGGACATTTAGAATCTGCAGTAGCAATGGCAGGAGCCACTATAAAACTGATTTGGAGTGGAGTTACTCAATCTATAATCAAAGCATTCTCTTTTGTGATAATAAAGGTATCTCAGGGTTTGGGAAAACTCGAAGACATGATAAATAAGATACCATTTATAGAGAATATCAATTTAGGTGCTGCTGCTGTTGAGAAATTTGGTATTTCCATGACGGAGGGTTTGGTTAGTCCTCAAGTAGAATTTAGCAGGGCGATAGAGGAAGCCAATAGAAAATTAGATGAGCAACTTCAAGTCATAGAGGATATAAATGTAGAGGCGCAAAAGGAGATAGATACTCGATTTGCTCTTAAGGATACGAAACCAGAGGCGGATATTCTAAAGAACTTGAAGGCAGAATTAGAAGTAGTTAAAAAAGAAACTGAAGCGATGTTTTCAAGTATGAACACAGAGGCGGATACCTATACAAGAGATAGATTAGAAGCCTATCGCTCAATGTTATCGGAAATGGGGAGGATGAGCGAAACTCAATATCAAGTAGAAAAGGAATTGTTGGATTTACAACTTGGTGAATATGAACAATTTATTGATAATAAGATACTATTGGATGCGTGGTATAATGAACAAGTGCGAAAACTCGATATAGAGAGATTGAAGGCGTCCGATAGTTTATTGAATGGATTTAAGTCCGCACAAAAAGAGATGGCAAATGATATTAAAACATTTGGTGAAATTGGTAATGAGATTGCTTATTCAATAAGAAACGCCTTTGCTGATGCTTTTACAGATATGATTTTGGAAGCGAAGAATTTTAAGGACGCTGCCATAGGTTTTCTAAAAATGGTACTTTCATCTATGGTGCAAATAGTAGCCATGCAAGCGGCAACAAAAATGATGATGGGTATGGGATTTGGTTTTGGTGGGGCACAGACAACACCAACAGGAGATGTAAATCCGGCAATGGCTTATTATGCTCATAGAGGCGGTATTGTTGGAGAAGGCATGATGCAAAAACAAATTCCTGCGGCTACTTTTATAGGCGCTCCAAGGTTACATAGTGGATTGGCATCAGATGAATTTCCGACTATATTACAAAGAGGAGAAACGGTTGTCCCGAGAGGAGGACAAACCCCTCCAAGTGTAGAGATAAATATAGATAATCGGAGTAGGGAAGAAGTAAAGGCTCAACAGGAGGATGTGAAAGTAGAAGGGGGTAAATTTATTATAGATATCGTTGTAGATGATTATTATAGAAATGGTAAAATTAGAGATATGATTAAAGGGGTTTAATTATGAGTGACTTTCCTGTTCTTACCAGATACCCAACATCAATTCAGGAAATGTTGGCATATGACCCGACTATCCGTTCTGAATACGAGAATGGAGTGGTAAAGAGTAGACCTCGTTTTACATCTACCAAGAAGAAATGGCTTCTTTCTTATAGACATCTTACATCTGTGGATAAAGCTGCTTTAATATCTCTACAAAATACTTATTTGGTAGGGAGCAATTCATATACATGGACTAATCCCGATGATGATGTGGAGTACACAGTTAGATTGGCAGTTTCTATGGTGTTTTCAACAGAGCCGTCAGATAATAACACATATCAGACTAAATTAGAAATGGTTGAAGCGTGAAAAATCTATCTCAAAATTTAATATCTGAGAAAAATAAAATCAATAGTGATTCGCCTTGGCTTATCTTATTGGAAATAGCCTTAAATAATGAAGAGGGGTCAATATTTCGACTCGTTCGGAATACCGAAGATATAACCTTTGGAGGAAATGTATATACAGCATTTCCTTTTCAATTGGAACCGACAAAGTACACCTCTAAGGGTGAGATACCAACTCTTTCTTTAAGCGTGAGCAATATTACCAGACTCATTCAACCTTACCTTGAAGATTTGAATGGGGGTATAGGTTCTACTGTAACCATCACCGTAGTTAATTCTGGTTTATTAGCTGAGAATTATAGTGAACTTGAAATGGTATTTGATGTTCTTGCTTGTAATTGCGATGTAGATTGGGTTGTCTTTATACTTGGAGCCCCGAGTTTACTTAGACAAAGGATGCCTCTATATAGATATTTGGCATTGCATTGTCGTTGGAAGTTTGAAGGTGCGGAATGTAA